TTCAACATCCCACACAGATCATTAAGAGTCAGGACACCATTGTTTATGTTGGTGGCTTGGCGACTGCATCGCGTCCGGTGATCACTCCTGCTGCTAGCGGCGTGCTCACTCGTCCCAGCTCCGGCGTTCCCGCCAATATGTATTTCCTTGGTGGCGTGACCAACGCTTCCGTGTCCATCAATGATGGTGAGCAGGAATATTACCTGCTGGGTAATGGCGGTTTCGCAGATAGCGTGAAGGTGACCACTCGCGCTCAAGCTTCCATTACTTCTTACTTCCAGAAAGACCTGGACAGCGCTGGTCTTGATGACACTGGTTACGACGAAGCGATGGATCTCATCCTTCGTGGCCGTAGCGAAAAAGACTTTGAGCTGTACGTCGAAATCTTTAAGCACAATGGTGGCGTCACCTATGACCTCACTTGCTTTGCTGCTTGCGTGATGAACTACAGCGAGAGCTATCCTGCTGACAACCTCGTTGAAGTGACTTTCGACCTGATGAGCCGTGGCGCCGTTGGCGTTGGCCGCGTTGCCTCCATCTCTGGCGCAATCATTCCTGGCATTAACGGCGATCCTAACGCCTGATCATCTTTTGCCATTGCCTTTCTCATTAGCCCCCGAAAGGGGGCTATTTTATTGATATGGACATTAAGCAACTGCGCGACACGGTTGAGCAATTACTGTCTGACATTATTGGCACCTATACATTGCCAAACAGTCAACAGATTCCAGCAGTGTATGTGGACGGCGAGAAGGGCGTTCCCAAGGGCTGGAAGGTGCGTGGGCTTGAGGCTTCCATTAGACAGTACCCAGCTCAGTCCACAAGACCTTTAATGGGCATGGTAGAGCTACGTAAGGCATGGGAAGTGGTATTGTCGCAATATGATCCTGGCAGTGCAACGATGGAAGAAGCCGTGAATAGGATGCTGAGACATTTCCCTGATGCGACGATGCGTGGATTTCCTGCGAGTGACAGGGAGTACCAGTACGCGCGATTTATCATTCCTGACATTGACATTGTTTTCCAATACAAACGCCCGGAGTGGACTTAAATGGCGGGCACCGCGAGAATTATTGGTGTAAAGCAGCTTGAAAAAGCGCTTGTTAGCGCTTTTGAAGAGTGGACGCGCGATGAAGTCAATGGTCGCTACTGGAAAGAAAAATTTGAAGAGGATTATAGGTATCCCGGCCCTCCAACATTGCGGAAAAACGGGCAAATCGCTGGCAATCCCCGTGATATTCTTGACACGGAAGCGCTTTACGAAAGCGGAGTAGACTCCTATGAGTTTACGCGAGGCGCTGGCGGCGCCGAAGCGAATTGGCATTGGGACGCCAAAAATGCGAGCGGAGAAGAATATGCTTGGTATGTACACGAAGGGCAAGGCCCCTATTCCAGGGCGCCTAGGCCGTGGACTGACGAGATGGCGTCGGAGTATTTGTTTGAGACGAGCGAAATTAAGCGCGACCTAATCATGACTATTGACAGGCATTTGAATGGCTAATCTTCGCATTGACCACCTTGAAAGCGCAAACGGTGAAGTGCATGTCATAAATGGCGTAATGGATGGCCCGACATTGGAGGCTGGAATTTTATGCGTGATATCATTTGCGGAAACCACTATTAGAATCTCAAACGAACAGCATTCGTTTCTGATTGAACTGCCGGAAGACGTTCGCACCAAAGGCGAACGTCTCAAGGCGTTTAACGTGCCGTTGGCAATCTTGAATTATGAGCAAGTACAGCTTCCTACTGGCGTCTGAGGAAACCAGTTATTTTGAACTTACTCCCACATTGCGCATGCAGAAACATGGCGGATGGTTGGTAGCTGAAAGCATTGAGCAGGAGGAAATCAGCAAGACTCAAAGTCAGAGCACGATCAAGGCTGTGCAACTTGCCAAGAAGATTGCTGCTGCAAAAGACATTCCTCTTGATGAGGCTTTTGAACTGCTTCAAGGCGGTGGTGGGTTTTCTGAAACCGAGCTTTTGGCTGATTACACAGAAGAGGCTCTTTCCATGGTCGCGGCCGGCGGTTCTGCTGAGGTGGGCAATGCTCGATTGATTACTGCATTTATGCGTTGCCGAGGCGAGGGACTTGTTGGTGATGAATGGACACGTCTTGAAGACTGGTCTATGGAGGATACAAAAAGCATGACAAGAGAGCTTATTACAAAAGCCCTTGAATTTATCGCCGACGAGCAAGATGCGGAGGTGAAAGCAGCGCAAGCAAAAAAATCGAAGAGGAAGGCGAAGGAGGATGCCTTGCCGAACGAGTAGATAAAAAAGCGCGTGCGTTCCTGAAGGGGCTTACCGATTGGAACGCCATCTTTTTTCGTCTTAATGCATCGTGCTTAAAAGATGAGCGCTGGAGTCCCGAGAATTTTTCTAAGCAAAAAGTGAAAGACGTGATTGCCGCCCTAAAATTCTTAGAGCGACATGATCATTTGCAGTACAACTTAAATAGTTTATCAGTGGCCAAAATGGCCACGATGGTGGCTCAGGCGCTGGGTGGCAAAAAAATAAGTGTCACTCCAGACGACTTCCTTCCATTTGACACGCGCAAGCTCAAGAAAGAAACTGGTATTTCAGATGAGAGCGTTGTTGTACTTAAGCGCTTGATGAAAACCAAGCGAATGGACCCACGTATTGTGTCAATGCTTGCAGACGAGCTAAAAAGCGCTTCAATGCGGGCAGATGAGTAATATCATCGCCCATTAAAGCTACACTAAATAGAAGAATGCTGTAAGCGCGGTAATGGCGGCGGAACTTCGGCTTGGCGTATCATTTGACCTTGTATATTTTCGCCAGCAGCTCCAAAAGCTAAACCAAATTGCTGCGTCCGAGTTTTCTGCGCAGGTCAAGCTTGGCATTAATAAGCGTGATTTTCAGCGTCAGTTTAATGCGCTTACAAAAGAGCTAAAGGTCAATGTAAATGACAGCCAGATTATTGGCGCGCGTGGGAATCTCACAAAATTAAATCAAAGCCTTGCGATCTTTAGGCGTGCCACATCCACGCCCATTGAAATCAAGATTAAATACACGGAGCAAGGCAAGCCGCCTGCTGGTTTTGGTGGCACAGCATCGCGCGCTGTCACTGGTCGAATTGGTGGGGCCCAAGCTATCCAAAGCATGAGCCGTGGCGAGCTTCAGAAGGTTTACGGATTATTTCGCGAAGCGAATCTTGCGGTTGCCTCATTAAGTAAAGGTCTCGCAAAAGCTACAAACGACGAGATCCGTGATGCGTTAATTCCTGCTTTTAGCGACAGCGGAGAAGAGGCTGTTAATGGCCTTGCTAATGGGCTCAAGGATGGATCATCGAAGGTAGCAAAAGCGGCGGAAAGACTCGGCAGCGAATCGCTACGTGCAATTAAGGATGTTCTTGGCATTGCATCTCCGTCGCGAGAATTCAAAAAGATCGGCGAAGATTCTGGTGAGGGTTTAGAGCAGGGGCTTAAGAGCGGCATCGGCGAAGCTGCGCGCATGGGCGTGCAAGAAATTAGGAGCCTATTCCGAGCGTTACAGGGCGAGGCTCAGTCTGGCGCCGCACGTCTTCAGGCAACAATGCTTGCTGCTATGGCGGGCCTCGTGCAGCTTCCCGGTGGAAGGCAGCAACGCGGCCGCCTAATGCAGACAGGGGCGGGTATTAACGCTGCTATGACCGGCGCAGCCCTTCCCAATGTCCAGGCTCGCCGCGGAACCGCTAGAGGGGCTGCAGCCACGGCCCCGGGTTTTGCTGCTGCTCTGCCATTGATGTTTGGCATGGATCCTCGCGAGCTTACAGCTCGTTTGCAGGGTCTGTATGGCCAGCAGTATCGAGCGCCCAATATGGGCGGGCGTCAGGCGCCGCGCCCTGGTCGAATTGCAAGCTTGATTGCATCGCTCGCATCGTCAGGCGGCGGCTTTGGGGCGGGCACTGGCGTTAATCAAAGGCTATTTACTGGAGGGGCTGTCAATCCAGGCGTTCTGTCTTCTGGTTACATCGGGCGTTCTGCTCTGTCTGCGCGCTACGTGAATTATCCGCCCGGCATGCCTGTTGCATACGGCAGCGGTTTTGCTGGAGGCGCTTCTGGCAGTTATGGCATGGCGCCTGCTCGAATGCAGGGGCCTGCATTACCTGTAAGAGGCGTGTTCTCTACGGCAAGCGGCTCTCTTGGGCAATTCCCAAGTGCGGGAATGATGGGGCCAGCGTCGCCTCGCGGCTCCATGGGCATGTTCCCGATGGCGGGCATGGCCTATCCATCATCTTCGTTGGGTCGCATTACGGCTCAAAGCAGCATGTTTGGGCCTGGCGGCGGCGGTGGATGGGGAGGTAGTGGTGGAGGTGGTGGAGCTGGTGGCGGCGGAAGCGTTCCATCGGGAGGCTTTCCTTCTGGCGGAATGATGGGGCCAGCAAGTCAGCTCAACGCTGCTTATTACGCTCATCGTCAATTTACCCAAGCTGTTGCACAGGGAATGCCTGTGCTGCAAAATCTACAACGAACACTGAGTAATACAAATGTTCCCCTTACCGGGGCCATTAGGGAGCTTGGAGGCGAGTTTGGCACTGCTATTAAGCAGGTACTTTTGTTTGGCACTGCATATAAGGGGCTTGCCTTTTTAACGAGCCTACCTGGACAAGCATTTGACGCGGCGAAGTCCCTTCAGACTTTTGATAACCAGCTTAATGCTGTGACGGGAAGTGGAGAGGCTGCGGATAGGTCTTTTGCTTTCATTGATGATTTAGCGAATCGCTTTAATGTGCCACTGCAAAGTGCTCGTGATGGCTTTGTAAAGCTTTATGCATCCATGGAGCCCGCCGGGTTTAATGCAAATCAGATTCAAACCTTATTTGAAGGTGTAAGCAAGGCCACTGCGACCTTTGGATTGAGCGCGGACCAGGTGGATCGCGTTAATTATGCATTTGCTCAGATGGCAAGCAAAGGCCAAATCATGAGCGAGGAACTCAAGGGACAACTCGGTGACGTTCTTCCTGGTGCTTTGGCATTGTTTGCCGAAGCGGCCGGGATGTCAGTTACCGAATTCTCCGAGGCAATGGAGGACGGTGCCTTCAAGGGCAAGGCAATGGAGCAGGTATTGGATAATGTTGCTGCATTGATGAATAGCAAATTTTCCGGCGCGGCACAAAACGCATCGCAAACATTGCAGGGTCAACTCAATGCGATGCAAAATTCTCTGGCACGCATGTATGAATCGTTCAGCCCGATTGTTGATGAGTTGGCAGGATCAGTTTTCCCTGTCATCAACGAAGCCATTAGTGGGGTAACCCAAGCGGTTAACGCTTTTGGGGCTGCCATGCAAGGCAACACTGGACCAGCAACTGCATTATCTGGCGCTGCCAAGCAAATTTACGACGTAATGGTTGCATGGGCGCCGACATTGCGTGAAACTGCATCATTTTTGGGTGAACTTGCTGTTCAGGCGCTTCAGGCCGTACAGGCAATGCTGCCTTTGGTTAAATCAGTTATTGACTTTTTAAACTTGCCGTTCATTCAAGGGCTTGCACAGGCAGCATTGAAAGCGGGGGCTCTCTTTGCTGTTATTCAGCTATTAGCCAGTCAGGCTCTTGTTAGCGCCATTAGACAAGTTGGCTTATTTATTGGCGCGCTAAATGCGATGGCAACCGGGATGACAAGAAGCGCTGCCCAGGCAGCAGCGCTTCGCGCCGGACTTATTGGTTTGGGCGCAGTTGCTGTTATTGGAGCCCTGGATTTCTTGATTGGCAAATTGGCCCAGGTTCATCAGCGAATGCGTGATATTCAAAGCAGTGCAATGAACGCGGCCCAGGCTATCCGCAGTATGAGCGACGAACAGGCTCTTCAGGCTGAACAACAATATTCAAGACAGCTTCAGAGTCTTAAGAAATTACAAAAAGACGTAGCAAATGTAAAAGGCGATGTAATGGTTTCTGCCTCTGCAGAAGAAATAAACGCAATGGCGGCCGCCGGTGCGAGTCCCGGAATCGCGTTTTCTGCTCCTTTGGCAGATAAGGAGCGAGGCCTCTATGGTGCGGGCAGTGTTTCGCCGTCTCAAGTGGAGGCCTCAATCCAGCGCTTGCAACAACTTCAAGCGGAAGCTGCGCATCGGCGTCGCACGCTAAGGCAGCCACCTGCCCCCGCTTTTACCCCCACCGCATTAGATCTATCTGGCGGTGACGTGAAAACCGCGAAAGAGAAAAAAGAAAGGGAAAGCCAGATTCCTCAATTGCAAGAACGCTTGCGCCTTGCGAAAGAATTGTTTGACATCGATATGCAAATCATGCAAGCAAGACTTGCGGGAAACGATCTTGCAGTCGGACGCCTTGAATACGAGAAAGAGCTTCTTGAAATTGCAAGCCGAGTAAGGATGGTTAAGCTGGAAGACATTCCAGACGCGGAAAAAGCATTAAAGATTGAAGAGCTACGAATCGAAAGCCAACTGGCATTTGAAAAGCTGATTGCAGCCACCAAGAAGGGCGTTATTGAGGACTTGCAAAAGCAAAGCGATGCACTGCAAGAAATAGAGGAGCAAAGCTCGCAGGAGCTCCAAAATACCCAGCGTTATGAAGAGCTTCTTCGGAATGGTGTTAACCCGGCTCTAGCAAAAGCGACCATAGAAGTAGAAAATAAATTCGCAAAAGTCAGACAAGAGTTTGACTTAAAGACCAAGCAAATGCAGCTTGAAATTAAAGAGCTTGAAGCCTTAGAAAATAAAACTGAACAGCAAGAAAAATACCTTGCTGTACTAACGGAGCAATTGAAACTGCGCGCCGGAGCAGCAAGTATTATTCCTGAGCTTCAGGCGGATGAACAGGCGCGGCAGCAACGGCTTCTTGAACCTAAGAGCAATGCAGTGCTTGCGATTGAAGCCTATGACGAAGCGAAGCAAAGACTGGAGGATTTGACCAATCCAGTCATGGCGCTTACGTCGGCCGCCCAAGGGATCGGAGATGCCTTTGCCCAGTCATTCAGCAGCATTGTCACCGGGGCTGTCTCGGTGAAGCAAGGCCTTGGCGAGCTATTCCAAAACATTGGCAAAATGTTTATTGATATGGCGGCCAAGATGATTGCGCAGTGGATGATAATGAAAGCCATTGGGCTTGTTGGCGCTATGTTTGGCGCCAACGCTGCGCCCCCTGGCGGCAGCTCTCAAGGGCTTCAGTGGAACCCAACGACAATGGACTTTGATCCGGTGGGAAGCGCGAACGGGAACGTGCTTCTGGGTGGCTTTAAAGCATTCGCCAATGGCGGCACTGTTACAGGTCCCACTCTTGGATTGATTGGCGAAGGACGCTTCAACGAAGCTGTTGTTCCCCTCCCTGACGGTCGCAGCATTCCCGTTGAACTAGGCCAAGGGGCTGGCAATAATATCGCCACTAACATTACAGTTAACGTAAGCAATGGCCAGGCGCAGTCAACAATGTCAGGCCGAGGCGGCACTTCTCTCGGTAGGGAGCTTGATGCAGCAGTGAAGGATGTCATCCTTCGTGAAACACGCCCTGGTGGCATCATCTATTCTTCTCGTTAATCATGCCGCAGCCCACATTGTTCTCAGGAGCCACTGCAGCTAGTGGCATTTTTGAATATGGCACGACAGTGCGCCGCACCCAAAGAGTGCGGCGCTTCCAGCTCGGCGATGGTTATGAACAGGTGACGCCTGATGGTTTGAATACGGATATGAGTCGCTATGATTTGCGCACTCGCCCGATTTCGGACACACTGGCTCAACAGATCGATGACGATTTCAACGATCTCAAAGGCGACTTCTTTTATGCGCGTTTCCCGCATGATGGAACGACCACGTACAAGTACAGGCTCGATCCGAATGAGTGGAGCTGGGAAATTATTGGTCCCAATGCCAACGTGATTTCCTTCACAGTTAAGCGCGTTTACGACTATCGCTCTTGATAAGCCATGACCATTGAAAATGATGTTTTACAAACGTGGTACGACACGGTTGTAGAACTGTTTGAGCTTGATCTGGTTGAAAATATTACGACAGGCGCCAGCGCGAACAAGTTTTATTTCACTAATCAAACTACAATTTCTGGGACCAAGCTTCAATGGAAAGCCACTGGATCCGGGGCTACGCTTGTCACTTATGAGCCGCTGCCAATTGCAGCGGAGGGTTTTGATCGCTCCACGAGGGGGCAAATCCCACGCCCTACATTGACGGTTGCCAATATTTTTAATACTTTCACCGAGGCATTAGAAGAGCTTGATGATCTTATCGGGGCAAAGATTACAAGGCGTCGTACTCTTGCAAAGTATCTCGGTGGATCTCCCACTCAAGACTTAAATGCGGAATTTCCCACTGATATTTATTACATTGAGCGGAAAGTAGCCGAAACAAACCAGTCAGTTACGTTTGAGCTTGCGAGTGAGCTTGACCTAGAAGGACTGCAACTTCCCAGGAGAATTATCACCCAAAATTATTGCGTATGGGAATACAGGGGGAGTGAATGTGGTTATACAGGGCCGCCGGTTGCTGATATTAATGACGCCCCTCCTGTGCCATCAGGCAGTGCCTCTTCTGATCCGCGAGTGGTTGCATATGTGGCCGCCGTGTCAGGACTGGGCCGCACCAGAAGGGAGCTTGCTTCGGCTCAAGCTGCCTACAACATTGCCGTGAGCACTGAATCGCGAGACTGCTCTGGTAGCGCCGGTGGTGACAATGAGTTTAATTTGGGAAGCGTCAGAACATTTGGATTTTCACCAACGGGATACAGTTTTGCCTTGTGCAGTGGAGGGACTAGTAATCCCGTGTTGGTTATGTGGAGCGGCGCTGTAAAGCAAGCGTCAGACACTCAATTTGTCACAAGCGACAGACGGTTTAGGGCCACCCTCGACAAGCCAATGTACGAGGTGCAAAAGCAGCTTGTAAGCGGCTTTACGACAAGCATTGATCCTCTGTCATGGGATGTAAGCAATCGAAGTAGCGCTACTTTTGCATTCCAAGATGACAACAGTCAGTGGATTGCTGTATGGAGTGGCCAGCTCATCAGCGGAATTACCACATCGTTCCCAAGTCCATTTGGATCTGGATACAAGGTTGGAAGCCAGCGGCTTTCTGCTTCCGCAAGCATTGGCCCTCTGCAATACGCGCGCAGGCTTGATCCGGGAGGTGCATGTGCGCGAGCACAGGCAACATTGTCCGGGGCCACGGCTTCCCTTGCAACTGCCAGTGGAAATTATGCTGCTGCCGAGGCTGCTTTTGTTGCTGCTAGCGGAGCTTTGGGCTCCGCTGCAGCGGCGGTTAGCGGGGCCGACGTTTGCGGAAAGCACATTGGCAGTTGCAGACTTCGCTTCCCCAGAAGCAGCTTGCCCTTTGGTGGATTTCCTGGAGCTAATCTGCAGCGATGATTTCCGGCGAAGCCAAGCGCAAGATTGTTTTACTTAGTGACGCTGCATTGCCAAATGAGGCATGCGGATTCATTGTCGATGGCGAGGTAGTTTCGTGCGAAAACACGCATGAATCGCCGTCGTCAAATTTCCGCATTTCTGCCGAAGACTATATTCGGGCTGAAAAGCTTGGGAACATCGACGCGGTGTTTCATTCGCATGGCCCAGATTATCCTGATCGTTTTTCTCCTGCTGACGTGCGCATGTGCAAGCAGCAGAATGTTCCCTGGGTGTTGTACCACACAGCAAAGCATCGTTTTATTTACGCAGATCCTTCTGGGAATGCGCCCTATCTTGAGCGTGAATGGGTGTATGGCATCACAGATTGTTATGCATTGGTGAGAGATTTTTATAGGCGTGAATTTGATATTTTGCTCGATGATTTCGAGAGGGGCGAAGAATTGGAATGGGAAAGTCGAGACTGGCAAATGTTCGGGCGAAATTATGCAAAGCAGGGTTTCTACCACATTGATAAGCCAACTCAGAAGGGGGATATTTTGCTGATGCAAATTGATGCTCCGTTTCCCAACCATGTGGGCGTAATGTCAGGGGATGGAATGTTGTTTTATCATCATTTAATGGACCGGCTTTCGCAGGCCTCTATATGGGGAGGCCTATGGGAGCACACCTGCTGTCGGATTTTGAGGCACAAGGACTTATGACAAGCGGCGAACGGTGGGTAGAGGTGAAATTACTAGGAGAGCTAGGGCGCAAGTTTGGTCGTACCTACAAGTTTCTAGTCAAAAACCCCAAGGAGGTTATTTCTGCCCTTTCACGGCAGCTTGATGGTTTCAAAGAATATCTATGCAATGCTCACGAAAACGGCATGGGTTTTCGCTTGGTAACTGATGAGCCTGATGGCATTGATTACGAACAGCTTGAATTGTCTTGCCAACGCTTGATCATTGCTCCCGTCATTGAAGGGGCGGGCGGAAGGGGCTTTGGTATTGGGCAGATTTTACTTGGCGTGGCCCTGGTTGCTCTTGCGTTTATTCCTGGCATTGGCGCCGTTACGGCAGCGTCGGCGGCAGCAAATAGTGCGCTTACCGCTGGGGCATTGACGGGACTTGGTACATCTTTGTTTACACTTGGTGCCGGTCTCATCCTTACTGGCATTGCTGGTCTCATTTCTCCGCAGGCAAACACATCGATGGCGGGCGCAAGTGAAACAAAGAAAAGGGATAGTTTCATCTTTGATCGCTCGGCAGAATTAACGTCACAGGGTTATCCCGTGCCACTTGTGTACGGGCGCTATTTAATTTCCTCGCCTCTTTACATTTCGTCTTCTATCAGCACGGAGCAAATTGGTGTTTGATTCATTCCAGACTGAGGCGGAAAAGGACAAGCGGCCCCTAAAGCCGCTTGTCCCCATTGAAGGCAGTGGCGGCAAGGGCGGCGGCGGCGATCCCCCGGAAGAAGATCCAGACACGCTACGAAGCCGCTCTACGGCCAAGATTCAGGGCATTTTGTGCGAAGGCCCCATCGAAGGCTTTGCTGAGAGCGAAGGCCGTTCAGTGTTCTTGAATAACACTCCTCTTGAGCAGTCAAGTGGCAATCCTAATTTTGGCCGCAATGTCAATGTGCAATTCAGGGCCGGGAATGTCGGGCAAGATCCAATGCCTGGCTTTAACGATGTGCGCGTTGAGCAACCAGTTGGAGTGAAAGTTACAAGAGGGGGCGGTCCAACAAGTGTTACTACAACAAGTAATTTATTCACGTCGCTTGTTGTCAGAGTCGGCGTGGGTTCATTATTCCGCGTGGAAGACGATGGTGATATCAAGGGGACAAGCGTAGACTTCCAGATTACTGTTATTAGCAGCACTGGCGCATCAAATACCACGTCTCACACTATTGACGGAAAGTCTCGCGGTCCAGTTGACTTTGAATATCCAGTGGGCGTAGTAGGAGAAGGCCCTTGGACAGTCAGGGTTACGCGAACCACCAGCGATCCCGTCGATCTGAAATTCAATAATGATTTGTTCTTTAAGGCTGTAATTGGCATCCTCAGTGAGTCCTTCCGTTATCCCGGAACGGCGCTTGTTGGGCTCACTGTTAGCGCAGAGGCATTCGATTCGGTGCCTAGTTTATCTGCGGAAATTAAGGGCATGAAAATAAGAGTGCCCAGCAATTACAACCCAGAGACGAGAACGTATTCTGGCATTTGGGATGGTAGCTTCACTGGTCGAGTGTATTGCAATAACCCTGCATGGGTGTTCTACGACCTATTAATTAACCGTCGCTACGGATGCCGACAATTTATCGATGAAAATAATATTGACAAGTTTGCACTTTATGAAATTGCTCGGTATTGCGATGAGAGCGTAAGTAATGGACGCGGCGGCACTGAGCCGCGCTTCACTTTTAATGGCGTCATTAACAATAGGGCTGAAGCCTATGAAGTGCTGAATGCACTGGCTGGATGTTTTCGCGGAATGATTTACTTTGCCAATGGCACCATTGTTGCCACGCAAGATCGCCCTGGTCGAGTAGTAAAGCTTTTCACATCATCCAATGTCATTCAGGAAGTAAATGAAAGCGGAGTTGTTACTTCTCCGCCATTTACCTACGAAGGCACAGGCAGAAAAGCAAGGAAAACCGTTGCCCTTGTCTCATGGGATGATCCAGATGATCGATATAAAACAAAGATTGAATATGTGGAAGACACCGCCGCGATAGCGCGCTATGGCTATCGGGAAATTGACGTGAGGGGCTTTGGCTGCACATCGCGCAGCCAGGCCCAACGCATTGGACGATGGACACTAATCACCAATCTCACAGAGAAAGAAACAGTCACGTTTAAGGTGAGCGCTCAAGGTTTTTTCTTGATGCCCGGTGAAATAATTGAAATTGCTGATGAGGATCGCAGTGGCGGAATTGCCGCAGGCAGATGCCTGGCTGGTTGCACAACCAGCAATGTGCTTTTGGATAGAGAAGTAACGCTTGCCGCTGGTACTTCCTATCAGTTGCAAATCATTTCTCGCAACTCTTTGCCGCTTTATAGCGGCACCGCTGGCGCCACTACTGTGCCGGGTAACGAGGGTAGGAACGTCTCCAACGGAGCTGGCACTTACACGGCGCTTAATGTTGCCTCTTCTTATACAGAGGCGCCAGAACAGGGCGATGTTTGGTTCCTTCGTTCCGCCGATCTTTTGAGGAAGAAGTATCGCGTGGTATCTTTGGCTGAAGACGATGGAATTGTGACGGTTTTGGCAGTTGCTCATAATGACCAGAAATTTACCACCGTCGACAACTCCACGCGCCTTGACAGCATTCGTCGTTCTGTGGCTAGCGTTGTTGTAACTCCAACAGTGACGGCCAGCGGAATTGTTCTGGATGTGAGCTAATGGCCATTGAAGCTCGTTGGACGTTCCCGTCCTATAGCCCCTATTCAATCTTGAATGTGCTTTGTCAAGCCGTGAGCTGGACGGAGCCAATCAATAATCCGTTGATTCGCGGATTTAAAGTTGACCTGCTGATTATCGAGGAGAATAGGACTCTTTCATTGGGAGAAGTAAGAGAAAGTTACGTCACCATCCCATCAGACAACTATACAATCGCCTCATCGTATAAACTAAGGGTGGCTACAGTAGGCACAGACGGCAGGCAATCTGCTTTTGCCGAAAGTGCCGCATTTGTTGCCTCTCCATTGAGATTTGATTTTTCAACTTCGGAGAACGTAAAACTTCCCGATGGAAGGGCGGTAGCATCTCAACGACTTTTGTTTTTGCTGTTTTAATCAATGGCTCTCTTCG